GGCTTGCCGATAGCGTTCCCTTGGCGTTCACATCCTTTCCGTCCTCTCGACCCGTAAGCAAATTTTTTGTGGCAAGAGTAATGATATTTTTTACCCAATCAATCAGCACCTGCTGCCGTGGGTCAACGCCTTTACCCTTCGGGCCTACGGTTACACCAATGGCTTGGAGGTCTGCAAGGTTTACCTCCTTCATGCTACCGCTTCCGAACTTGGCGAGAACTTTGGTTTCCATGCTGGTAAATGTCCAGCCACGCAAATAGTGTCCTACCGCCTCCGCATTCGCTCTGCCTCTTGCCTCTCCGCTTCCAAAATATCGTGAATGAGCAGGGCGTAGTTGAGGAACTCCACCGCCTTCATCGCAAAGATGGCATCAAATTTCAGCACATCCTTGTTTGCCATCCTCCAAACGACCATCAGCCAACCGTACCCTGCAAGCGGGTTGGTTACTGGCCCTGCATCCCCTTCGTCAGGTGCTTGGAATAGTCGCTCAAAATTTGCAAGTAACTCTCGGAACTTAACAAAAAAAAACTAACGACCCCCCAAACATCGCCAATCTTGGCGTGCTTCTTCATCAGTTCGGCTCGCTCCGCATGGCTCGCCCCGTCGTACTTCTTCGGAAACCACCCAAGCCAAGCAGCCTCCCTGCACAGGGTCGCCATGATGCGATGAAGGTTCTGTACCAGTTGCCGCTCGTCCGTCGTGTTCATTTCCATCAGGTCAATCAACTGCCCTGCGGTAAGTTCATCCGTGAACACAGTCGGGATCCACCACTTGCCCCCGGCTTTGAACTTGCGCTTGTAAGCGAGTGCAGGCAGTTCGTTCCATTCCTTGATGATGGCCTTGTACCGCTTAGTAATTGAAGCGGCAGGCATATCCCTGACAATGGCGACATCCACTCCCTCCACAATCGCAACCACGCCCAATCGCTTGTCTGCGTCATTGAGGGCAGGGGATAATTCCAAAGCGGCAATCCGCTGGAATTGGTCGATGGTCAGGTCTTGGAGTTTCATAGGTTCAGGAAGGTTTTGTAAGACGATGCCGCCGATGCCGATGCAAGGTACTGGCTGAACTCCTTGTCAGCCTTGCGTTCTTTCTCGGAATAGTACCAAGGAATATGCCTTGCGGATTCCAGCAGAGATACCCCACCGATAAAGTATTCGGGCCTGTTGTACACTGCAAACGTGGTGTCGATGGCTACGTCAACCTTTGCCGCTTTGACTATGCGTGATGATTTCTGCCGTTGTGCCTCGTAGGTATTGACGTGGGTGTAGTACGATGACCTTGGCGGTACATCATTCCAGCGCAGGGATAGCCCAACCTTGCCGACGAATGGAAATTCCTGCAACCATTCCACGCATCGCACGATGGTTTGCTTGCTGGTCTTTGACAAGTCAAGGTCAGGGTCGGTTACGGCATAGTAAGGCTCGCCAAGTTTCTGCACCAAGCCGCAAAGCCACGGTGCTTGGTGTCCTGCGTTTACTCCCAGCGAAATGACCTCGCACGGCTTCGTTGCGTACCATTCCAAAAGCGGCTCGTAGGTTGAGCCGTTGTCCACGATGTAGATGTCACCAATCCATTCCCACTTGCTCAAATCCCTGACCATCGCCTTGGGCCATGTCAGCAGGTTGCGGTTGTTAATGATGACAGGAACTCTCATGGCTAAAATTGATAAACTGCGATAAGGTCGTCATATCGCCCCGATGCAGTCAAGTCAATGGCCTCAAACAAAACCCCGCTTGGTGCTACTGCTGACAACTGCACAAACCAATCCTTGGATTGCACGTCCTCAATCATCAGCACGCCGCCTTGGTTCATCAAGGGAGCATACAACTTAACGCAGTCAAGCATAGAATCAAGCGTATGAGGGCCATCATCCAAGAGGAAATCAATACCGTTCTTGAAGTAATCCTTGGCGTATTGCACGGCTTCGGGGGTGTAGGCCGATGCGATTTGAAGGTGTGAGCGATTCCAATCAATGTGCTGGTCGGCTTTTGGCTTGACTTGGTTGGCAATGTCAAAGAACAGGAACTTAGCCTTGGGCAGATACTTGCACCACATGGCCATCGACCCGCCGTGCCAAACGCCTATCTCCACGAAGTTGATGGGGTCGGTCCGTTTCTCTTGCAGAAACCGAGCGTAGGTACTGGTGTAGTTGTGACCGTTGGCCTTGTCCGTGCCTCCAGCGTAGTCAGCACCATTCAGGTCTAACTCCTTGAGGATGTCAATCAGTTCTTTGTCTTGCATGGCTAAAAGGTTATCACGAACTTGTCAGGCGCTGGCCATCCCTTGCAGGAGTTGTAGACCGTCATGCCTTCCCTCTTCCCGATCCAATGCTCGGCTTGCCAGCGATGTTCTCGGACGGGTTCGCCAAGTTCTCGGATATGGCTCGACTTGGCCCACCAAAAGGTACCCGCAAAGTAGGGATAGCCGTCGGGGTTGTTGTGGTCAGCGATTTGGGGGAACTCTTCCTTGGTCAGCCAGTATGCACCAACGCAGTCAACATTTTCAAGTTCTGTAAGGCAGCGTTCCCATGCGACCACGTTAAAGAATATCATGGACCTGCACCACAGTTGGTTTATCAGGGATGGGTCGGAACTGCCCTTGGTGTGAGCGTACAGGTAGGCGGCATCCTCGGTCTGGGAGGCTTTGTACATCTCGGTCAGCGTCGCCTGCTCCCAAGCGTTGGTGCGGGTAACGACAACCTTTACCTTGTCTTTGATAAGCGAATTGTCAAGTATTTCCTTGACCGCTTTGCGCTGGTCGGGAGGACCAACGATGCCCACCCGAATCTCATCCAACCGTTCTATCAAGCCGTAATTGCACAGGGCCATCATGTGCTGGTTCATGATGAGTTGCCATTGGCCGCCGCCTCCGCAGTAGATGTGATAGTAGTGGATTAGTTTCATAGGGTGAAATAAGCGGTAAGACACAAGATGGCAATCGCAAAGAATATTCTCAAAAAGACAAGTAAGCACCCGTATTCTTCAATCATGTGACCGACGGCTTTTAAGAGGGATGGAATCATTGCATAAGGAGGGTTAAGATGCAGCCGATGAAGACCAAGGCCAGCACGCCCCGACCGATGGCGAGGGCGAGGTCAAGGATGGATTCGAGGTTCATGGGGTAGGGGGTTTGCAAATAGTGCAACTTCCAAAATTGTTTGCTTCTACGACTTGGCCATGTTCGTATTCGGTAATAATGTAAGCACCTTCGGGTAACTCTTTCAAATCAACGCCTTCCAATTCATGTTCTTTGTACGCATACATTAGCCGAATACCGTTATTCATTATGTAAGGGTACAACGAAAAGGATAGTTCGTTCGTATTTTCTGCCATTAAAAACAGGTCGGGGTTTGGCTTGACCGACCTTAAACGGTACATCTTCATGGGGGTAAAGTTACACCACCAAGTACTTCCCTGAGTTGCTGACTGCAAGTTTGTTGAGGGCCACATAGCGCAGGGCATCGCAGGCGTGGTTGTAGGAATCAATCGGCACTCCTGTGTCCTTGCCGTCTTTGTCGGTGGCCCAAGTGTACGAGCGGAGTTCCTTGATGAGGTTGGTCGAATCCTTGGTGACGTGCAGGTTAAACCGCTTGACGATGTCAATCCCCTGCCTGACGGAATCAGGGCCTTTGCTCGCAGGCTTGATGTTGAATCCAAGGCGGTATATTTCCTCGATGGACTTCGGTTCTGCCGAATCGGCGACAATCTCCCAAGCCCTTGTAATGCCAAACTCCTTCAAGCGGGTGGCGATATCCTAGTTGGTCAGCCCCCGATGGTAGAGCAGTTCATGGACGAACAAGTCATCACCCCTGCGGTACACTGCGACCAAGGCCGTAGGGTCGTTACTGAAGCCCCAGTCAAGCCCGTAAGCAACGAACTTCATCGTGGATGGGTCGATACCCTCAACCACCGTATAATCGCCGTAAATCGCACCCTGTAGCGTTCCTACCTGCCCCAACCCGTACACCTTCCACCAGTTGGCCCAGTATGCGGAGGTTTCGGCTTTGGTTCGGTTTAGTTCGATGTCATTGCGAATCGTATCAGGCAGGGCTTCGTTGTCTTGGTATGTGAGAATCAGGAACTCCGCATCCGTTTCGGGAAGGACTTCCGTGTGCGCCCAAAATTCGTGGGTGGGGTTGAAGTCGATGTAAATCTCCTGACTTGTACGAATAGCCAACTGGTAGTAGGAATCGAAGTCGATGTTGTTGGCCTCGTTGATGTAGAGTATCTGCCTCCTTGCCCCTCGGAGCCTTGCCTCGGAATCAGCCGAAAAGAACTCTATCGTGGAACCGTTGGCGAAGTTGTACTGCAGGAGCGTCTTGTTCCAGCGGTCGGGAACCCATCGTTGGGTCCATTGCATAATCTTGGCAAAGTCCTTAATCGCACCCCTGCGAAGGTGAGGGACGGATTCGGACACCACCGAAATCTCCGACTTGGGATGGCGGGCGGCGTGGTCAATCAGGACCGCAAGGATGCCGAAGGTCTTGGACGCACTCGTTCCGCCCTGTATGATTTTCTTCCGGGCCTTCATCGCCCGAATCTTCTTGATGGCGGTGGTGTACTGGAACATCATTTTGTTGGCGTCAACGAAATGGTTTTGTGGCTATGTCAGGATTTGAACCTGAAATCATACAGGGTGTTGTATGGGTGGCCTCCCACCACATAGCCGTGTGCGTGTCTTTCCACGCTGTCAGGTAAGTTCTCCAGATTAAAGGACTGGATGCCATATAGGAAGATTACCATCTCTCCGTAGTCAGGACAGGACTCGAACCTGTAGTCAAGGCATCTCACCTATATGGGCTGGCGTTGCTACCACGCGTTTACCAATTCCGCCACCTGACTATTCCATACTAAAGATACTTTTCAAATTCGTACTGAATGGCTACGAGTTGTGGATTTTCCAAGTAGCGACCAATTTCTTTGTATCCAACCTCGATGCTTGTGAATGCAACACTCTTGCATCCAACCTTGACAACGCATCCTCGGTCTAACACTTGAATGCCAATCTCCCAGTGTTTCAAGATTTCTATCCTTCTGCGTTGCTCTTCTCGCTCTTTGCTTTCGACTGCCCCTTCAAGGCATTGTTTGACTGCCCCTTCAAGGCATTGTGGCATTTCTTCAACAGGTTCTACGCTAATTGTTTGTCCTTCGTTCATTTTGATTGGGTTTAGTTTTAGCAAAGATACGAGGCTTTCGCAAACCCGCACCACTATTCCCCGAAAAGCGGCTGCTCTATCGTGATGGATGCTTCCAGTTCTTGCTTGGGCTGACCATAGACCCGTGAGAGCAGGGTTTCCAAAGAGTAGAGCGTCCCTTTCTCCAGCGACTTCTTCATGGCGTTGGCGACAGTCTTTTCAAGGATGGTGGCCTTGGGTTCTTTGTAAACCTCGGCCAGTTCCTCAATCGTCATGGACATCATGGCTTGGAGGGTATCGTTGATTTCCGAGCGGGTATAGCCCTGCGATGCCAGCAGGCTGACGAACTTCCGAGGGCGACCCTTGGGGTTTCCGCTGGTTCCCTTTTGAAATTGGGTATGTTCAGGAGGCGTTGGCATTTTCCCTGTTATTGCCCTGTTTTGTATGGCTCCCCGTTCCGCTTGACTTCAAGGCTTGGGTCAAGTTTCAGCATACGGTCAACGATGACTTGGCAGTACTTCGGCTCCATTTCCATCATAAAACATTTGCGGCTTGCGTTATTTGATGCCACCATTGTTGTGCCACTACCACCAAATAAGTCAACCACTAAATCGTTTCTGTCAGATGAGTTTTGTATCGCACTTTCAACCATGTCCACAGGTTTCTGTGCGTTATGAATTCTGTCCGTTGTAACCCTATGGTGTCGCCATATATTTGGCTTTCCGTTTACAGTTCTAACCCCTGCTTTTACTGTTCTTGATGTGGTTTTATTTTTTGGACTATTATCAAAAAACCAAATCATTTCATAGCATTGTTGATACATAGCACCAACACCACCATCTCCTTTATCCCATATACATAGATTTTTTGCCTTTAACTCTACATCTCTACTCATTGCCTCAATGACAAATGCGCTATGCCAATCACAACACACATAAATATGGCCATAGGGCTTTGTGATGTCTTTGTAGTTTTTTAATATAGTCCTAAAAAAAGGCCTTACCATTTTGTCATCTGCAACATCTGCAACCCCCGTGCTATTACCAAACAACGCATAAGGTGGGTCTGTAAAAACACAATCTGCAACTTTATCATCCATCAACCTTGCAACAGCATCGCTATCCGTTGAATCCCCGCAAAGTAAACGATGCGGCCCAATCTCAAACAAGTCACCCAGCACGATGTCGGTCGTGATTTGGTCGGGCATCTCGTAGTCATCCTCCTCCGCTTCCAATTCCTTCGGGTCGTCAAAGGCGGGGATGTCAAGACCCCAATCGTCCAACTGTTCGGCATCCCACTCGTTGGCCAGCATCTCCCAATCCCACTCCCCGAATCCGACATTGTCTTTGATGATGAACTGCCGCTGCTTGTCCTCATCCCAATCCACAATCTCAACGGGGGCTTCCTTCCATCCCGCTTCCTTCATTGCTTTGAGCCGCATATTGCCACCAAGCACAACCATGTCCTGGTTCACGACAACGGGCCGAACCTTGGCCATTTCGGGAAGGTCTTTGAGGGATTGAACCAACTTGAAGAACTTGTCGTCCTTGATGGTTCGGGGGTTGTTCGGGTTGGCCTTGATTTTGCCGATGGGCAGGGTCTGCATCAGTATTCGATTTTGTCTATGAGCGAATCAATCTTGTCCACGATTTTCATCTTGACCGCAAAAGCATTCGGCGAGTTAGATTCATCCACCGCACCAATACAGTCGCAGAGGGTGGTTATCACCATCATCAGCGAATCCATGCGGGCTTGGACTTTCGCTTCATCGTTGGACGATTTAGTCGAGTTCGCCAAGTTCCCGTAGTTTATTCCTTGACCACCCAAGAGCCGCTTTGCCTCCCCATAGCAGGTAACTGATGTAGCCGCAGTCGCTGGAACTGTCAGCGTTGTCGTAGTAGGTTTCGGCCCGTGAAAGGTAGGAGTGCATCCGCTTAATGGTTGCAAGGGAAATCGCTTCACCGCTGGCGAGTTGCTGCGCCCTGACCTTGCCTGTTTGGGTTGCGCACTTGTTTCCGTTCCTCTCGTTGAGTTCAATGCCCCTCTTAGCGTTATTGCGTACACCTTCGCCGTAGTCGGCGTAGGATTGGAATGCCTGACGCTTGTGGTTGGCGTAGATGTTGCCGCATACCGCAAGGCGTTGCTGGGTGTCGGGAAACTCTGCATTCGTTGCTGAATTGGTCATGCAACGACCGAGGAATTGGTCGCTGGTTTCATTCGCTTGGGGTGTTGGTAAGGGCATGGGTAACGGTGTGGTGGTTGGCTTGGGCGAATAGGTCCGCCTGTTCGTAAATGTAGGAAAGGGCCGATTTTACGCAGTCAGCACACCACCAATTTGTATTGGGTCTCCCGTGGGCAACGAGGATGGTCTGCAAGTCGTGGACCGCTTCGGGGGATAACCGCATGAACAGGTCCGCTTGATATTGCTCCCAGTAGTGGCGGTGCTTTTGAGCAAGCAGGTATTCGGCTTGGGTCATCGGTTGGTGACTTGGATGATGACAACGGTCAGCCCTGCCGAGGCAAGGCCGTAAACGGGAGCAAGCATCCAGTCGCAGGTGAGCAGGGTGAGGACAAATCCTGTCCAAAAGGTGAGGCAAGTGACGCAGGAAAACGGTTTGTGCCTTCCCAGCCATGTGCGATACCAAACTTGCGGCAGGACGTGGTACTCCGCAATGGCGAGGGCGGTCAGGGAACTAACGAGTAGCGTCAGGATTACTTCCATGGGTTTTGAGGATTGCTGCTTTGATTTTGGCCTTGGCTTGCTCGATGGAATAGATGACCGAGCGGTAGGGGATGCCCGTGTCACGGGATAGTTTTTTCATGTTCCCCGTCGCCATGTGCAACTTGAGTAATTCCTTGTCGTAAGGGAACGCTCCCTCCTTGGCCCACGAATCCATCTCCGATTCGGCAATCGCCCACATATCATCAACCAGCGAACTGTACTCTTCGTGAGTCATATCAGCGTTCGGGTCGATTTCCTCGGTGATGTCGTGGTGGCGGTACTTCTGCGCAAACTGGTTGTTCTTGCCCCGGTAGAGGTTCAGCAGCAGGCGCACGACGTAGAACTTGAAGTAGCCCTGCCCTTGGATTTGCAGGATTTTGGCGGGGTCCTTTTCCAGCAGGATGAGCACGCACTCCTGCTCCAAGTCACGCCAAAGCGGGTCGCCGCCAGTGATGGTCAGGCAGGCCTTCTTGATTTCGCCGCTTCGGTATAGGTCAAGGATTACGGTTTCTGCTGACTGCATACGCAAAGGTATGCAAAAAAATAGGGGGATGCAGTGAAGCACCCCCCCATCCGAATCTCACGGATTTGCCGATTATCGTAGGCTCACCGACGACGTAAGTCGCACCTACTTAGAATTATAGCCTCCGTAAAGATTTAGCAGAAAATCTTGAGCATTGTGCAAAACTTGTCTGCGGATGTACTTTATTTCGGGCGTGGCGATGATGTCCTGCTCGTAGGAGAGTTTGTTCTTGATGAGCGTGGAGTGGTTACGCTTGAGGACTGCCCCGATTTCGTGGTACTTGAACAGGAAGTCGTTATAAGCAACGTCGGTGATGATGTTGCGGGCTATGACGTTGGCCCGTTTGCGGGAACTGGAGCAGATGGCTTCTCGGCTGATTCCGAGTACCATTGCGGTGGTGTCAACGATATGGTTTATTAGTGCCGGGGTCATGGTTTCGGGGGGTTAGGGTACATCCAAGCGGCAACCTCATGCGTCCACCACGCTTCGCCGTGAATGTTGGTGAACGTGATTTGCCCTTTGGTCAGCCATCCAACTGCGTAGTTGCCGTCTGCGAGGGCGAGAAACACCTCCTCCATTGGAATCGGCATCGTGTCTTTGGTTAGTCGTGTCCACGTCATGGCTTAAACGATTTCGGGGATGGGCATCCAGTAGTTGACTTCAATAGCCCACCAAGAATGATTCTCGGAGTGCCACATACTCCCATCCCACCAAGCGACGATTTGCAGTCCTTCAACATCGGTTATTAGCACGGGTTTGCCATCTTCGGGCATTTGGTCTTGGGGTCTTATCCAGGTCATAGGTTAGGGGTTAATTTATCTTACTTATACAAATACAACATCATTCGGGCGTATGGGGTTGGCAAAACTTCACGAATAAACGAGTTAGGCGAAAGCACTACCGAACTGCCAACCCGATAGTGCCTACCTTTAAATTACTTTTTGTCGTAGTATTTAAAAACCTTGTCAAGTTGTTTTGGGTCTTTTAATACCGTGTAGTAACATTCTCCAAATCCATCTTCAATATAATGCAGGTTTCTACTTTCGGCTTCTTCTTTTGTAATCGGAATACGAACCACATCAATATAAAATGTTTTCGGCTTAAATGGAAATCTTGCATATTGACTACTTCCAATAAGTTCAAAATCCTTGTCGTCAATGTAAACTCTACCTGTGAATGTGTCGTACTCTTCTTCACCTTTCCATACAATAGCACAGTTATAACTACATTTCCCGTTTTGGTATTTGAACAATCCTCCACATCTTGCGTTTTGATACATTGGTTCACCCATCCACTCGGCAACATCAACCCATTCGTTGTCGTGTCCCGTTACATCGCAAATCGGCTCTTGTAAGCACAATTTTTTAACTGCTTGTGCAATGGCTGATGCTGTGTAAGGTGCTGAACCACCACTTTGTCCTGATTTGCCAAATGCTTCACATAAGGCTAAAATTTCTTTTGCGAATGGTGTTACAATCGCATCTGGAACTGTTGCAGCAAGAATATCCAACTCTTGCTTTGCAAATTTTTGTGTATTTGTCATTTTATATATGTGGTTCGCCTTTACACCACAAGGTTTTTAAGTTTCTACTAATTTAACCATGCCATCGCCTAACACGGGTTTGGCAAAAGTGGGCAGAAACATTCTGCTAAAATTGAGAATCCTACAAGCCCACCTTCGCAAAGCCCGAAAACGTTAGGTGTTTTTGGCTTGGAGGATTCTTCCAAGCAGGGTCCAGTTCACTCTCCACGGAGAAATGGTTTCAGAGCGGTCGGGGCGGGAGCAATTCACGCACTCCTTGCGGATGTGGATTTGCCAGCGGCGGAAATCGGTGGGGGTTGGTTTCATGGGTTTAGGGGTTGGGGGTTAGGGTTAGACAAATATGCGAGTTAGCGGTAATGCTAAAACAACAAGTCAATGGTTTCTTTATCATAATATCTGACCGTGTTTTTACTACCACAGTTACCACATTCGTCATT